GGGTTCAAAGCCTCTTCTATCTTTTCTCCACTTAAACTTAACTTAGGAGATGTACTCCATGTTACATGTAAATCAGGAAGGTTATTAAAGAACGCTGCCAAATCTCCACTAACAATTTGTGTACCATTAGTTTCAAATGTAACATTCTTTAATCCCTTCTTCCAACATAGTTGAAGTAGAGTTGGCCAACACCGTTGCCAACCCAATAACGGCTCTCCGCCTGTTATGACTAAATGGATATCTTCTTTTTCATCAAACCTACCATTGGGCAATAAACTTATTACATGTTCAAATACTTCTTCTATTGTCTTTGTCATTTGTAAATGTTTATATTTCATAGCCCAACTAGCAGAACTATCACAACCAACAGGTGTAACAGGTAATTGATCTATGCTTGTATAAGCGTTTGGATTGTTTTTATCACCTAAAGGATCTGTCATATATGGCATCTCTTCTACAGGAATAAGATTGCCTCGCTCCTGTCCAAAGCCTCGGCATTCAAAGTTGCAACCAAAAACCCTAAGGAAAACGCTAGGAACACCTACGAATCTTCCTTCGCCTTGAATACTATAAAATGCTTCTGAGTACCTGAGTTTCATAATATGATATTATATATAAGAGCTAACCTAGAATCAAGAGTCTTGTTTACCGTTTTCTTCTTTTTCCTTAGCGGCTGCTTCTTCTGCCTTAATTTTTTCATCCAAATATTTTGGTCTACGCTTAGGCATCTTCTTACCTTGGTTCTGTTTTTCTGCTGCCTCTTTATCAGCGTCTGACTGTTCAATAATTTGTTTCATATAATTCAAATATTCATTTGAATGTTTATCACCATCTGCACCTTGTTCTAACATTTGTTCAAGGTCCAAACTTTTAATATATTTCATTTTGGTTTCTTGTTGACGTTTCTCTTTTTGGATACGTCTAATGAAAGCGTAATATGTGATTTGTGTAAAGTATGCAAAAGGATTGTTAGATTTTTCTGGATTGAAATTGTCTATATATGTTAAACAGTTTTCAATACCATCTAAAATCATCTCATCTCTAAATGTATAGTTTACGAAATTTGATTTGTATGCTAAGTGGTTTGCTATTTTAACAAAACACTCTCCCAAGTAATTAGTTACTTGTGGTTTAGGTTCTCCACATTCCTCTGCTTCAATCCTAGTATTCCTATAATCAGTAATCTTAGCAAGGAACTCCTTGTTGTCGATGTAGTGTGCTGAATTAGGGTCACGTCTTTTTGCCATTATATACTCCTTAATGAATCTTTTTGTTTAACTTTGCATCTGCATATTCGTTAGATAAACTTTGCTCTTCTTCTATGTCTTCTACTCGTTGCCTTAAATCTTCTCTAAGTTCTTCTAGTAGATCTTCTTCATTCATAAAAGAGCCAGCCCATTGAGGATCTCTCATATAGATATTTTCTACCATATCATGATATCCTTTCTGAAATGCTTCTTGTAATGATGCTATTGTTATAACATTATATCTTTCAATTGTGAAAGTTTGTTCTTCTGCTAATGCTATCCAAGGCCGTAAACTTATATGTTCACCAGCTATTCCTTGTGAAAGCATCCCTTGTGTTGGTATTACTTCTATTGGGTGTTCTATATCTACCATGGTTCCATCAGATGTAACCTTACCAACTAAAGTTGTTCCGTCTCTTAATTTTAATATGCTAACTTCCGACATCTATTTTAACTAACTTATAATCGAAACCTTCTTCGTTATAAATTTTAACCCTCTCTATTAAATGGTTTAAAGTGTAATTCTTGTGAGACTTCAATGATAAATCGTCTCCAATATCAAACAAGTTACATACTACTTTTTTGTCTCCTTTTCTGAGACCCCTGCCTATACTTTGTAAGTTTCTTATTCTACTCTTACTAGGTGAGGCGAAAACAATATTATGTAGGTTCCTTATATTTATACCAGTTGAAAATGTTCCGTATGAAGCAATAATAATAGCATCGTTTTCTTTTTCTGTAATAGCTCTTATGTCTTCTCTTGTTTCTGTATCTGTTCCTCCAAATACAAAAAATACTTTTCTATCTTTATCTACTGCGTTCTTTATCATCTCATGTAATACTGAACCATGCTTTTCTACAAATTGAAACAGAACTAATGTATTACCTTCCTGTGCTATTGTTAAATCTCTTATAATTTTATTACGCTCTGGATTCCTAACTATCCAATCTATCTCTTCTTGATAGGTAAATGTTTTATTTTCCTTTTTAATTTTTTCATCATAGTTTAATGCCATACAAACAATTTTTAGATTAGCAAGTTGTTTGTCGTCCATTAATTTTTTAGTTGTTGTAACCTTATGTACTTGTCCAAATACACCTTCTAACACCAACCTATGTGTCTTAGTTCCGTCTAATGTTCCTGTTGTTCCTATTCTATAAGGTGTGTTTGTACACTTGTTCATTAATGTTGTTAATGATTTTGCCTTAAATAAATGTGCTTCATCACCATAGAAAACATCAAAGTCTTTGAACCATGTTTTAGGATACTTATATATTGATTGCCATGTACTTATTATAACAGGGTATTCATTACTCTTAACCTTACCCCCATAAATTCTATGGCAGTTCTCTGCAACGCTCCAACTATCTGCACTAGCATAATCTTGGAAGTCGCCATACATTTGTTCTACCAGGGACGTGGTAGGAACGACAATAAGTTGCTTACGCCCACGAGCATGATGATACCTAATAAGACTATAGATAATAAGAGACTTACCACTAGCAGTTGGCGACAGAAGTAAAGTTCTTCCTTGCTTAATGCAATGATCAACTGCATCCCTCTGATAGTCCCTAATTTGTATTGGATTTCCTCCTGATTGGAAGTTGAGCGCTTTTGTGAGTTTGTCGACATCTGTTTGTTCTCCTATGTCAGGCATGTCTACTTCTATTTTATATTCTAATGTTTCAGCAAACTCTTTTAAGTAAGGTAACAAACCAATATATAGTTCTTTATTGTACATACTAAAAAGTCTTGCCTTTCCATCCCACATTCTTTTTCTATACAAAGGCATAAACTTTGCACCTGGAACTTCAAAGGTAAAGAAGTCATTTATTTCCTGTTCAATACTAGGTTCAGTATTGATTTTTAAATGTACTTGATCTTTTTGTGTAACTTTTATCATAAAAGTCCATTTGTAAACTTAGTCCATTCAATAGCATTTTTAATGTCAAAAGACCTACTATTGATTGAACGCATAATATAATCCAATTGATTAAGACAAGTTTCTATATATTCTACTTTGTCTGTTAACTTAATTATATCTGGATCACTATCTAAATAATCATTCATTTGATTATTCAATGGAGCTGAACCCAAATATTGTTCCCAACCTAATGTATTAAGTTCTTGTTGAGTTAACTCACCTCGGTAGAATTTCCATTTGGTCCTACGCAAGGATAATAAATTGGATTTATTTTTTCGTAGCTGTAATTTGAATGTGCTTAACATATTCAAATATTTAGCATGTAATTCTGGTATTTTTGTGGATTCCTGACCCAAGTTGAGCTCGTCAACCTTACAGTCCTCTTCCCACATCTCTTGTATCTCATTTAGAGTTATCATAATATACACATTATAGACTCTTAGGTAGTAAGAGTCAACTGTTTATTGTACCGTTTGGTTAACTACCCGCTGCTGTAGCAATAGTATAGTCTTTGTACCTAAACATTGCCACTGCTTGCATGTAATCAGTACTTCCAGATACAATTTCAAAGTTTAATCCACCTAAACTTGTTGGAAAACAATCCCTGAATGTTATAGTAACACTAGGATTATTATTTGAATCCAATATAAACAAAGAAGCATCACTTAATAAACCTTGCTGGTTTCTAGTTGAATCGTTTACCTGAGGAAATCTATATGTTTGTTGTTCGCCATATTCTTTATATTGTTTTCTATCCTCTGGGAAACCCATTCCAATTAGCCAATCATATAATTCTTTATAATTCATCATGTCTTCTTGTATAATAAACATTATCTGTAATGCACCAAATTCCAATTTGTCTCCTGGAATTGGTATGTCTACAAGTGGTGTGAATTGTGTTGGAGTACCTACTGAAATTTCTGGTATGTTAGCAGCCTGACACATATAAGAAGTGTTAGGTATGTTATGTACCTGAAATTTAAACCCATTGGGTCTTAGATAATCTAACTCATTAGGATTTGCATTACTCCACGAATTAGCTGATACGGTAATGTCTTCTGTAAATGCCATCTATCTCCCTTGACCTCTATATTTTTTATAAGATCTTTTCTTATGTTTGTTCATCGTTGAAGTAGAACATTTTACACTTCTACCTCTACCACCTACACCTTGTGAAGTGGCTTTTTTGTGATGACTATGAGTGATTTTACCACTCCAAGTTTTTGCCATAATATACTCCTTTTTTTAAAAACCTACTGACTCTCCACAACCACATGAGTTCTGTTGCATTGGATTCCAAAATGTAAATTGTTCATTTAACCCATCTACTTCCCAGCCAATTACAATACCATCTAGGTACATCTCTGACATAGGGCAAACCCACATTTTAAATTTGCCAAAGTCTAACTCTATATCTTGTTCTGACTTTGGACCATCAGCATAATTGAAATCATACTTAAAACCTGAACAACCGCCACCCAATAATGCAATACGGATTCCTGCAGAGCCTCTAGACTCAACACGCTTAATTGCTTGTGTAAGAGCTTCGTCTGTCCAATCTATATTCATTCAGGTCCTCTGTTGTGGTTTCTATGTTGTTTCTTTTCATCCCAATCCTTCAATGCTCTTTTAATACTATCTTCTGCTAGTACAGAACAATGAAGTTTAATAGGTGGTAGTTCAAGTGCTGCTGCTATATCTTTATCTTTAATCTCTAATGCCTGTGTCATTGTAATACCCTTAAGCATTTCAACAAACATCGTAGAACTAGCAATAGCAGAACCACAACCATATGTCTTAAACTTAACATCCTCGATAACATCTGTATCAGGATTAACTTTAAGATCTAACTTCATAACATCTCCACATGCTGGTGCTCCAGTCATTCCTGTAGCAACATTTGGATCGTTAGGATCAAAGCGTCCTACGCCATGGTCCTTTGGATTATTTAAAACATCATTAAATCTATCTACAACCTTTTTACTGTATGCCATATATTCTCCGGTTAGTTTAATATATACACTGGTATTTATAATACTTTCAAACTAACCAAATGTCAATACCTGAAAATACCAGATAAAAAAAAGGGCTGCTAATGCAACCCTTTTTCCGTTTGACCTTAGTGTAAGATTACATTAAGTTTGTAACTTTAACTGATCTATAGTACTGGTTACGGTCTGCAGTAAATGTTGCTGCATCTGTATTACCTGATCCGTCTAGTACGAATGGGTTAGCGATCATGCCATACCTAGTTTTGAAACCAATTTTAGGTTGGAATGTGCTTGGGTCAATAGCCCTTACCATTTGTAGTGGAACATATGGACAATAGAAAAGACCAGCGTCATAAGGGCTTGTGCCTTTATAACCAACAACATAGAACTGGCTAGCAGCTCCTGTGTTTGCTGAATAAGGGTCAATATAAACTTTATAACGACCGTTTAGCACACCAGCAAAAGTATTACCTGTGTCATCAACATTTAAGTTAGTTGATAAAGCTGGAGCGTAATCTAAAACACCAGCCATTGAAAGAGCACTAGCAACATCTGATGAACAGATGATGAAGTTACCTTTACCACGTCTTGTGTCTTGTGCAATTACGTTTGCGTCACGTTCGATATTGAATAAAAGACCTTTAAATCTTTCTACTGACCATCTACCGTTACTGTCAACATCTAAGTCGAAAGTTCCAGCTGTAGCAGTAGAGGCTGCGCCTGTTTTTGCTACTTTGTAGATAGTTCTAATAACCTCACGGTTAATTTCTGCAAGTATTTCCTGTGAAAGGATGTTACTTAGCTCGGATTCAGCATCCAAACCATGAACAGCTTTTAAGTCTTGAGCAAGTTCAACAGTATATTCTGCTTTAAGTGCTCTTGATTTAGCTGTTACAGTAGTTTTCTCGATTGAGAAAGCCATTTGGTTTAGAGTAGTTGAGTCTCCGAAGCCTTCTGCAGTTGCTGTGGCAACACCTGCACCAGTAGTATAAGTACCATCAACTGGATTAGCTCCAGCATGTGTACCGCCACCGGCGAAGTCTGTGTCTGCTTCGTTGAATAAAGCCTCTGTACCAGTTTGACTAGTATAGTGTGACTTCATTGCGAAGATAAGACCTGTTGGTCCAGACATAGGTTGTACTCCACAAACATCATACGCCATAAGGTTAGGAAGTGCACGTCTAACTAATGATATTAGAATAGGATCATAGTTATCAACGGAACTTCCAGTTTGGTTAGCGTGTGTAGCCTCAAAAAGAGCTTCCTTCTCCTCACGGAGGGCTTTCTCTTGGTTTTCGAGTACTACTGTGGTTACCGCTCTCTTGTACGGGTCCTTGATCTCTGCAAGATCAGGATGTTCAAGAACTGGGCTCCACTTTTTCTGTAGTTCTTCTGAAAGATACATCAGTTTCTCCTTGTTTTAACGTTTGTTATGTTTTATAACCTAATTATTTATAAAAAAATTAATTTATACCTTAGAAAACTTAGCTGCTTGTGAAATACCTTCTACATATTTCCCCATCACAGTATTGTCTACTACGGCCCCCTGATCAACGCTATCTTCTAGCTTGTCGCTATCATCGGCTATCGCCTTAGGAAAATAATTTTCCTTAATAACGTTCAGTTTCTGAGTGTACATCTCTTTGGAGTCGTAAGATACGCCTTCAATTAGTGATGCAAACTTTTCAACTTCAGTTTCAGCTAGATCGTCAACCACGGAACGGAAAACTTTTTCCTTTTGTAGTTGTTCCCTTTCTTCGCTGATTGAAACAGCCTTGTTAACTTCCTCGTTTAACTTGGACTTTAACTCGTCTATTTCGTCTTGCTGAGATTTTAACACATCGAATTTTTCTTCAGGAACATCGATGTAATGATTAGCAAATGTCTCTCTAAGATCTTTAATAAAGCTCTCAGTGATTTCATTTCTTAATCCATTCTCAACAGCAAGCTCATTTTCAGCCATCCACTGTTCGGTCACGTAGGACAGATACTTATCGATGTTTTCTATGAGTTGTTCCTTAGCCTTTTCAAACTCAACATTAGCTGATTCAACAAGTTCTTTCTCGATATCGTCTATCTGTGAATTAACTCTTGAAACTACTATTGCCTCGAATAAACCGGCTGCTTTAGTTTTGAATTCTTCGCTTAGATGCTCTTCATCGGCAAATAAGTTAGCAATGTCTTCTTCAAAAAGAACTTCTTCTTCAGTTTCTTCTTCTTCAGAATCAACTTCTTCTTCTAGCTCTTCTTCTTCATCGCCACCCTCTTCCTCTTCGTCATCGTCACCTTCCACGTCGTCGCCTTCTTCAACTTCTTCTTCTGCAACTATTTCTTGTTCTTCAGTTTCTTCAACTTCTGAGTCAAGAACTTCTTGGTCTTCTTCTGCTTCGACTTCTTCGTCTTCGCCGATTGGACCTCTGTTGCCTTGTGAACTTGATTGGCCAACTACATTTCTAGGATCTTCTGCATCTGAGAAATTAGGAGCTTTACCAGCCCCTGCGCCTTCTAGGCCAGGTGCTTTAGAAGCATTGTTTGATGCTGCTTTTCCAACAGGGCTTGTTAACCCACCTTCTGGGTTGCTAGACCCGCTTAGGTCTTGCTGTTCAGGATTTGGGTTGGATGAACCTTGTAATGGAGGGGTAGCATCACCAACTTTTTTGTCTAACGGACGATGTGCATCCGCTGAAGATGTAGGCAAATTCGCAGTACTAGAACTACCTTGTTTAGGTGGTTGCTGGTCTCCGGCAATCTGCTCATCTAGCACTTCTACAGACTCGTCGTTTAACTTGCCTTCTAGAAGTTCTCTGATTTTGGATTCTACTCCCATGTCTTACTCCTTTTTTTAAGTCGGATTAAATATTATTATATAATCTAATAAACTATTTATATTTATATAGTTTTTGGTTTAGAATTTGGATAATTTGTCTAAAAAATTGCTAAAAACAGCCAACTTTTGCTCTTCTAGCTCTGATCCAGACGCTCGTCTAATAGTATCCTGTGCTATTTCAACGTCTTGTTCATTCCATTTCCCGTTAACAAAAACCCATTCCTTGCCCTCCATAATTCCGCTAACAAAAGCGTCTGGAGCGCTAGGATCTGCAACAATATCTGCTGCAGTGGCTAGCATAAAATCACCTTGTACTTCATTTATGCCGTTTCTCTCTTTGAGTGAGCCCAGTCCTCTAGAGCTTACGCCTAGCTGAGCACCTTCGCTGATGAGTTCTTTAACAATACGGCCCATTGGTGTATCCATTATTTTGGCTTTACCAATCCA